GATCAGTCCCAACAAGAGCAATAACGGTTAGAAATAAAATACCACCTTCAATTTGAACAGCTACATAGTCACCAACAGACACCCCCATCGATGTAAAGTCTTGTGTTGAATCCACAATAGAGTTATTTCCCCCAGAGGTTCCATCAGTTGTTCCTTCAGAAAGAACACTCTGATATACCAATGCTTTATTCATAAGGTAATAAGTATTGTCGTTGTTTGTTTCATTAGGAGTATTATACACGTTTGATTGATTTCTATATAGAGATTCCTCTACAGAAAATAGGTCTATAGCCTCTTCTAAATTTTTTACTATATCTGCATATTGACTTCCAGAAACTCTAGCGTTTTGCTTAGCCAACCATTCATTATATCTGTAAAAGTAGTTCTCGAAGATATCTAGTTGAGCTTGCTTTGCATAAAGATTGAAGTCAGCAGGAGTTATGTATCCGAAGTTATGCTTGTTAGCAATAGCCAATACAGTATTCCTTACAGTGTTTATCATCTTTTAATATTTTATGCAAATATAATCAAAAATAAATAAACCCCTCCATTTCTGAAGGGGTAAATATATAGCGGTAAACTATATAGAGGTTATTCTTCTAATTTATTTTCTAACATAGACATAAGTTCAATACCCTCGTCTGTTTGGAAGAAAGATGACAGCGTATGTATCGGTGAATCACCAAAAGGAACGCTTAATAGTTTCTTTTTGTTTTGAGGTAAGTTAAAATATATGTCCTTGTTTTTATTTTTCATCTTTAATAGACCTTCAGCAAGACATTTAGAAGCTAGACTTTGCAACTTTAACATAGGATCATTCAATGTGTTTAAAAAATCCTCTGGGTTGTTTTTAGCATATAATCTAACGTCTCTTTTAAGCTCTGCTGTAGATAGTTTGTCTACATTCAAAGAAAGAGCTATTCGGCCTATAGTTTCAAGCATCTCAATATTTAAATTTTTTGCTTCGACTTGAGCCTCAAGCTGAGCATCTAGTGTCTCAACATCAACTGCTGCATCTTTTTCATTATCCACCTCTTCAAAAAGACTTCCATTACCTGGGTGATATGATAAAAATTCTTGTAAGACTGGGTTTTCCTTTCTCACAAATAACATACCATCTTCAAAAACAATAGGTTCCAAGATTGCATTATTATCCTGCTCATCTTCAAATGGTGATGCTTGGTTTGATGAATACCTTAGAGCTCTGTTTCGAGTTCCGTCAAAATATAATAGTGGTTTTCTACGTGAGTTACGTGAGTTAATCATAAAGGCTAATGGAGATTTATTGCCTTTTAACTTGTAAGTTTTGTCCTTAAGGACAGCTTGTTTTTTCATTTTGATTTAATTTAAAATTTATAAGAGTAGTAATTACCCCCATCACAACGACGAGGGTAAAGACTACTTATTTTTAATCTTACTTGAATAAGAAGAAGTTATTTGCACCTAAAGTACAAAGAGCTCTCTCTGACAAGAAGTGAACTTCCATAGCGTCTAATTCGCTGTTAGAAGCACCACCAGCAGAACCTAAAATCCAAGATTTCATCTTACGATCTTCAGTTTCAGAAGCTCTGTAACGTACATGCAAGAATGGACGCTTAGCGTTTTTACCCATGATTTGGTCATAAACGTTAGTTGATCCAGCAGGTACTAATACACCATCTACATTTCCACCAGTAATACCACCACGCATAGTAGCGTCGTTTAAGTATTTCCAGTCAGACTTATAGAAATCATATCCTCTACGGAACCCTGTGAAACCAAGATTCAAGGCCATATCCTGATCGTTATCAAACAATCCGAATGAAGATCCTGAAGAACCGAAGTTNTTTTGAGCAGCTAAAATGTTATCAAGCTCAAAAGAAAGAGAACGGTTAACGAAAAGAACATTTTCTTCGATTGCTCCTTGCTTATCTAAACGAGTAACGATAGCATCGATATCATCCAAATCTGAAAAAGAACCAGTAGTAGTGTTACCATCTTCTTCGATAGCATAGAAAAGACCTTTAGATCCTTTATATCCTAAAGCAAAAGCTTCACTTGTTTGTCCTGAAACATCCTGTGCTGGTACAGCTTCGATCATAGCAGTTTCTAAGTAATCCTCAAAACGTAAACGAGTTTCGTGCTCAGATTTCAAATACCAAAGGTATCCTGCACCACCGTCAGTTTCTACTTCTACCCATCCGATCTGAGCCATATCAGAACCAGATACTTCATACTTGTCTTTTAATATGATAGGGTTGTTAGACTTCTCATCGAAAGGAGCCTCAAGACCATCTTCCATACCGTTAGTACCTTTCTTGAATTCAGAACCATAAACGAATACGTCTACATCTGTACCACTGTTATCAGCACCATCAGTTAATCCAGTGAAGGCAGGGATACCGTCAGCATCATATAATGCCACAGTAACATCAGTACCATCGTTTGCAGTAACGATACCTTTTGCAGATACAGTAGAGCTAGTTCCGTCAGAAATCATAACTGTTTGTCCTTTTCTAATTGCAGAGTTGCTAATTAAAAGTACAATTTCGCCATCGCCGTCAGCGCTGCCATTTTTCACAACAACACCTTCGTGCTTAATGTGTAATCTACCTTGCTCAGTCCATTTGATAAGGTCTGAGTTACAAGGCATTTCTGCTCCTACCAAACGAAGGAAAGAGCTTACAGATCGATTACCATACTTTTCGAATTCTTTTTCGTAAGTGTCTGGTAAATATTGACTTAAGAAGTCAAAGTTAGTAATGTAATTACCAGGTAATGTTACCTGGCTAGGAGCTGGAGTTAAACTCACAGATCCACCTAATGTTAAAGCCATTTTTAATAGTTTTTAAAAGTTATTATTTTTTTGATCTAATCTTAAAATCACGGTCATATTTAGACTCTACAGCTCTTATCTTTAATCCTGAATTATTAGATAACTGTTGAGGTGATGTTCTTACATTCATGTCAATATTTTTTGACCTCTTTGTAACATCTCCCACAGCATCTGCTTTTCCCTTTTCATAGAAATAGGTTGCAAGTTTATCAGGATTTAAAGCAGCGCTTAAAGCCTTATGGTATCCAACATGATCCTTTACCATTCCATTATCATCCAAATATTTTGAAATGAAGTTGTTGATATCAGACTGAACATTTTTTACTTCCTTAGNTTCACCAGGTGTGAAAACAAGTTTCTGATCACCGATTACGAACTCAAAACCTTTGAATTCATCGTTGAAAAGCTCNTCAGTTTTCTTGGCAAAGTATTCCGCACGTTTACTGTTCTCTTCTTGGACACTTTGTGACTGTGATATATATTCCTTGTAAGCATTGTAAGACTCCAATTCTTCTTCGTTGACAGGTGTACTAGCCGACTCGACTGGAACCTTGTACGTCTCCTTTAAATCATTAAAGTATTTCTTTGCCTTTGCAAGTTCTCTTTTTTTTGCGATTTGCTTCTGCTTAACAACTGACTCCTCATCCAATTCTTCGTCATAAGAAAACTTTTCTCCTATAAGATATTCAATATCTTCTGAGTCTAAGTCATTTTCAGTTGCAGAATAGTAATCACGCAATACCTGATCTGGGTTTAACTCATCATAGTTGACCTGCAACTTTATGAAGTCATTAATACCTCGACCAGTTTCCTTCTTATAATTTAAGAAAGCTGATACATCTTCTGGCAATTCATTGTTCTGTTCACGTTGAGTAAACAAATCATCGACAGATTCAATATCTTTGTTATATCTATTCTTAATAAATGAAAGAACGTCTTCCTCCCCAAATTGAGGAGTGCTTTGTTCTACAGCCTGCTCCTCAGCAGTTTCTGTAGTAGTCTCGACTTCCGAGTTTTGAATTTCTACTTCGGCGGTCTGTGTTTCTTCATGCTGCTCAAGTAGTTGTTCTTCAACTTCTTGAACAGACTTTTGTCCAGGTCCTGAGACCTCTTTTACTTTGATTTCCATATTAAATTTAATTTACTGCGCAAAATTACGCATTAATATTATTACATTTTTAACGAGGTTCAAACTCGGATAAATCAAAACCATCTAGCGTATCTTCATTAGATTCAAAGTTAATAGGAGGTAAGTCTTTCTTACGCTGCTCAATCAATCTTGACTGTTGCGTGTTCTGTTTGCTTATCCTATCATCCTTGGATTTTTCCTTATTATCTTCTCTATTCTTTAGCATTTGAGCATCAGCCCCTCTTAATTGCATGTTTAGATTAAACTCTAATTGCATTAATTGAGTTTTAAGTTCAGCTTCACCTCTAAGTTTTTCCAATGCAAATCCAGCTTCCGCTTGAGCAACCTGCATTTTTAACTGAGTTTCCATCTGCATCTTTTGAGCGGACATCTGAGCAGCCATCTGTTGAGATTGCATTTGAGACTGTTGCTGCTGTTGAATCTTCTGCATTTCGTATTGCTGTCTATCCTTTTCTTTTCTCTTTCTCTTAACTTTAAGAAGTTGGTTTGCTAGCTTTACATTTCTTACTTCACGTATATCTATAGCGTCATCCAAATCAATAGCTTCACGAGACAGCGCTACTTGAATGTTTTGCTCAAGTTGTTGTTTTTCTTCATCGTCTGGAGCTACCTCTATAAATATACCAAAATCATATATGTGAAGGTCTTTTATCGAGTCTAGTAAGTTAACATTGTACTTACCTATCTGCATAACAAACTCGTCTTTATACGGGAAGTATTCTAATGCATCCGAAACTCTACAAGATAGAGCTACAGACAAATCTCTAGTTATATCTGTAAGACCATCTAATATATGTCTTGTTGCAGTATTACTATTCAATGCCGCTAATTTTTGTAAACCAACTAAAGAACTAGGATCTGGCATAGAACCGTCTCTAGCTTCATTTAGCCCAGTAACATCTCTAAGCATTTGCATGTAGTGATTGTAACTTCCTATAAGGCTGGATATTTTAGCTTGTCCAGAATTCTTAGATAATTCTTGAATTGGAATACGAGCATTATTAAAATCGCCATCTTGAGTATAACTTCTACCTATAACAGAACCTGTCTGAAAGTAAAGTCTAAGTGCATCTTCAGGATTATAATTTGCTCCATTTCCAAGATCTACTTCATTTAAGCCATCTGCATCAATAAACACACCATCTGGTACTACTTTCTGTATTACTTGTTGGAGCTTTAAGTGTGTCATCTGAATAAGATCTGCAAACGGGACCATGCGTCTTAATAAAGACTCTATATTTCCTTTGTACATCCTTGGTGCACATGCTACATAGTTTGACGTCGCGTTTTGAGAAGCAGACTTTGGTCTAACCATGTTCTTAGCTAGCTCCCACTTCAAAACAATATTAGTCCCCATGACCATTACTCCTTCATACCATACTTCTATCTTCTTTTCGATTTTTTCAAACCCTCTTTCTTCCATCATATCTTGTGGTGGGTTGAATTCATCATCTTTTTCGATAACCTTTTCACCCTTCTTCTTATATACCATCTTTTTAGTGGTCTTATAATTGAAGTACAGTAGTGTTACGCTATCGTTATTAAATAAAGAGTTCTCGTAGTATTGTGTAGTTCTGTGAGAGTTGTGCCAATCTTGACTAAACTGACCTATAGTTTTTAAGTCCTCATTTGTTATCGTAGGATCTATCTTTACGACTTCCGTAACAGGAACCGTCTTGACTTCTCCCCAATAAAAACAGTCATTAAAATTGGGATCTTCTGTATAACTATACACCAAGTTTGCTGGATCAACATAATTAGTAACGATCCCTGCACCTGGAAGAAATTCATGCTTAACAGATCCAATACCCAATGTAGTAATGTCGTATAATACTCTCTTTCTAGTATCTTCATATTTGTTCTCTAGTAGAATGGTGTTTATTACAGCCTCTTCTGCAAGTTCTATAGAAGACTTATAATTAAGCTGCATGTGTAGTTGCAACTCTTCATCATTCTCTGGTAACTGGTCTTGAGGTGTGTTAAAAGCATCTACCCCAAAATCATTTTTTATTTGACTTAAAAGATCTTTAGAGACCATGTCAGCCTCTATGTTATCTTGATAAGTGTTCCGTTTTTCTGCGGACATTGCGTCTTGTGCGTAAGCCTTAATATCAAACAATCTGTCTGACATTCCGTTTACTACTATATCTACAAATTTAGGTAGAATTGGAACAGGTGTCCANTCTAAATTCATATATGATAAATCTCCGTCTACAGATAGTTCATTCTTATATTTAGCAACAGATTGTTCTGCTCTAGCATATAGTCTTAACTTATGGAATGCATCCCATTGGCTATAGAACTTTGAACCTCCATTATCTTTCTTAAACCATTCGTACTGAATAGCCTGTCCTATTTGTAATCCAAACTCTTTTGTATTCTTTTTAGAGTCAGGTACGTATTGACTTGGGAATGAAGACGGGTTTATAGCTATTTTTACCTCTTTCATCTAATTATTTCGCTAAATCGTCCTTGATTATTATATCTTGCAAAGTTAATGCTTATTTTTGACTGTTTTTTAACGTCTTGATATGTATGTTTTTGGTTTGCCATAATGGCTAAACCTGAACTAATAGAGGCATCAAACTTGGTTCTATTGTTTATATCAAACCTAGCCCAATCTTGTAGGGTTTTTGAAAAATACATAGAGCCCATTTCATCTGGAGATCTATAACTACCCTCTGTATCTAACCCTACATACTTTTCTATATAAGTCTCTATTGCGGATGCGTGTGCTTGCTTTACAGCCTCAGATGAGTTAGGTATACCTCCCAGTTCTTTTTCTGTCTTAGAAAGGTTCCTAGTGGGTTTATCTGGCCTGTTTAAAGAGTATTTCCTGTACCCCCTGTTCTTGAAATGATAGAGAAGTCTTGGTTTGTTATTCTCAGCTAGTAATGGCATCCCGTAAAACACACAGGCCATAAGTACATCTTCAAAAAACATTTCTGCTGTCTGAGGTCTAGCTACATATTCCAAGAAAAACTCATTTACTGGGGCATCATCCATGTGAAATGTTGTTAACCCGTGCAAAGCTCCATTAGAACCCCCACCACCTACTGTTCCAGATATATCATAGGAGTCACATCCAAAAGCTCCTATATGTGCATTTCCTGGGAATTTTAATCCATTTCTAACCTCTACCCTGTTNTGTAGTTTTTGATTTGGTATCCANGATATTAAAAACCTACCTCTATTATCAGGAACCCATANAACATTAGTATCCTTCTTTCCATCTCTCCAATGAAAAGATCCACGGACAAGAACACGATCTCTGATAAGATTATCATTGTAATCCATCTGTTGATATATTTTTGTTAGATTAAATATAGAAGATTTGCTCTCATCTCTAAATGCATGTGACTCAGTTCTAGGGAATTGCCTGTAAAATTCATTCAATGCATCTGGATCATTCTTTAATGAAGAAACTTCATTATCCCAATAATTTACGGCGCTTTGGTGAATGTGTTCACCGTTAACACCTACTATTGGTGATTTAGGAGTATCAATAACTGGATTTCCGTACCTGTCTATAAATCCCTCTAAGTTCCATTCCATAGGTATAAATAAACCATATAATCCGCTTTTAGTCTGACCATTAGCATTTCTATTGTTTGGGTCAGAATCGTAGTACAGTTTCTTAAAATTATCACCGCCTTTATCCAACGCATTTGAAGTAGAACCCATAAGACATTTACCTATAATTCTACTACCTAAACGTAAACATGTTTTTGTAACACGCCAGTTATTAAGTATATTATTGGGTTTCAACCACTTACCAGATTCATCATGAACAAGTAACAAAAGTTTCTCCCCATCATATGAGTTATCATCTGTATTCTTCCAGTCAATCGTAGTATCAAGTCCTGTAATTGCATCGTCGTCGATATCATACATATTTTTCTTTGTTATCTTAGACGCTGGGACACGATATGCAAGCTCTGTTTTTGGTTTATCCATACCATCTTGTATGGGTTTAAAAAAGAATGGATAATTGCTAGATATAGGCACAACCTTATCGGTAAACATCTTCTTAGAATCAGAACCAGTCTTGGAAAGTATACCAACTCTCGCATCTTTTGCAAGGGTTGCTGTATTAACACATTCGGAAGAGGACATAAAAGAAAATCCAGAACGACGTATTTTCAGGTACACCATACCGAAACATCTTTTATCAGCCTTACAAGCCTCCCAGAATATAAAGAATATCCTATTTGCTTCACGAAAATCTGGATGACCAACATCTATCTTAGTCCACTGAAGATACATATAATGTGTCCCAGTTATATACGTAGGTACGCCATTGTTGTAAAACCAGTAACCCTGTTCACGTCTATCAAATTCCTCTTCTATATAATCAACCCACCTAGACTTAAAGTCTTTAGGTGATTGATTCCACTGGAATATCGATCGTATTTTATGTAGTTGCTTTGGATATTCTCTGGGTTCCCAGTATTGTTCTGCCTTTTTAAGACTTCTTTTATACACTTGTTTTGGTTCAGCTGGAAGCGCTATCTTAACGCCATTTATATTCCATATCTCACCAACAGTTCCATCACGAGATATCACGACTACATCGTACTTTTCGTCATAACCGTATTCAAACTTCTTATTCTTTAGAACAGAGGAAGGTATAATGTTATTTAGCTCTTCTTTCAGCAAAACTATTCATATCTTTTTCACTAGAACCACTATCCTCTAATAAAGCTTTTTCAGATTCTATTCTAGACAATATCTCGAAAGCATCAAATATAGCAAGCTTCTTTGTTGCAGCTGCGTTCTTAAGCCTATCTGCCGCAAGCTCTGGAGAAAGGTCATCGAAATCTTTCTTTATAATCTTCTCCTGTGCAACCTTTACAAGCTCTTTCACAGCCTGTTCTGCTGCACGTATAATATCTGCTTTTATTTGTCTTGAATCCATGTAATCCAGTCTGTTCTTACTCTATATAGCTTTTGACCTTCTATGTTAAACTCATATTCAGAGTCAGGTCTAAAAGATACAATATTTCCAGAATCTATACCATAAGACAATAGAATATTATTAGTATACACAACTTCACCCATCAATGGATGTTCTACTCCAGGGCTATATATATATAGCTGTTCTTTTGGAATAGGTTTTACAAAGCAAAATTCATTTTTAGACTTCCACTTATCATCATGTTTATACATGTAGTACTGGTAATCATCTACTAAAAATAGATCGTCCATCAAAAAACTTTTTCCACTTTTCTGTCTACCCTTCATGTCATAATAGTACTTGAATACATTATGATGAACAATAAGGGTATCTCCCTCGCTTATTTCGCCAGAATAATTTATTGGAGTAGCTACAACAGTAGCGTATCTATTGGAAGTTGTATGATCTTCTTGAGAGGTGCTAGTTATTAAATCTATACCACCTATCTTTTTTATATTATCATACCTTCTTCCATCATGCGGACGCACAATAAAATTTAATGGTGATCTCATCAAAAGTTTATATTAAACTCTATAGATACTGGCATATTTTTGTTAAACTGCTTCCACAGTAAAACTTCTCCATCTCTTTCTATCCATATCTTATAAGAATCGGTAGTTGAGTCGTATTGTATTAAGTGTATAAAATACTGACCATTCAGAACATCCTGACCCTGTATATAATGCATAGAACTAGACTTGTAGTCAGCTCCTATAGATATCTTTCTAATTTGCATCTTCCTGAGTATCCTCGGATACAGTTCCGTCTTTAAGGTTAATTGACACCTTTCCGTACTCAGTTTCGAGTTCTTTTTGATATACGGTCAATTCACCTTGTACTTCTGAAAGCTGATGTAATGCTTGGTGCTTTTGCGTTTCAAACCCACCTACTTGCATCTGTAAATTGTTTATAGTACCAACAAGTTCTTGTAATTTTTTAAGTTGATCTTCTTTAATCTTACTCATTTTATTTAATTTTAATGTTTATATTACAAATATACTATTTTTTTTATACAATTAATATAAACCAAGTTATTTTTGTAAGTATTAGCCATTGTTTTTTACCAAGGAACGTTTTTAGTAACGCTGACAGGATTGATAGCCTTTTCAATTTGCGCATCAAGACTTGCTTTAATGCCATCTACATCTAATTCACTGTCTTCTAACCAACCTTCTACAATCTCTTGAGTTAAATCTTCAAAAGCAGTAAAATCATCTGTGTTTTCATTATCTATAGCTTGAGTTCCTATAGAGTTTGCGGTATAAGCATTGCCATCGTCGTCTAATTGATCCGAAGTAGCGGTTAAACCCCAATGTATATTATATACTACATTTGTTAACTCGTCTTGAGAAGGTCTTGTGTCTAAGGCGTTTATTTGCCAGCTGTAAGTGTTTGCCATTTTTTATTTGTTTTTTTTATTCAGGATTATCTCCAGTGTTAGTTTCTGGTTCAGCTTCTGTATTTAACCAGCTTAATTCTGTAACATCTTCGTTTACAGGGGTAATTTTAGCTTTAATAGCTTTTTCAATAACCTCATCCATATGATCTGTAGGATGATTTTCTTTAGCCAATTCAATAACTGTTTCTTCAGTTAATGATTCGATACTTGTAAAGTTATCTGCTGAAGGGGGAGGCACAGGGCAAGCCCCGTTAAATGTATGAGACTCTCCAGACTCNTCATCTGTTCCTGTGTAGGTAAATTTAATGTGTGTAATCACATTAGACAGTCCGTCTAGCGCTGGTGCTTTTTTTAAAGCCGTGATTTTCCAATCGTAAGTAATGTTCATCGGTTTTGTTTTTAATTATTGTTTTCTAATGTTTGTATTCTTGTTTCTAATTGATTTATTTTTTCTAATGCTTCTTGTAACGCTGCTGTTAGTAAAGGTACAATTTTAGATTGATCAATACTTTGGTGATCAGGAGTACCATCTTCACGCACCGCATCTTTTTCACCAAACACAGCTTCAGGTATAACCTCCGCAACTTCGTGAGCTATAAAACCATCTACTTTAGCTTCGTCTAATCTATCGCTCCAATTAAACCTATGAACATTTAATTGATTTACTCTATCGATGGCATTTTCTAAAGGTGCAATGTTGCTTTTTAACCTGTAATCTGAACCAATGGTAAAAGCTGAAGCTTGAATAGGCTTAAACGTTGATCCGCTTTGTACAAATGCCCCGTTAGGAGCTTGCAGCTTCATATATCCAAATTCTGAGTCTAAAAAAACACTCGTACTTCCTGCATATAAATTACCTGAAGCAAATATATTTCCTGAAACATATAGCTTTTGCGAAGGAGCAGTCGTTCCAATCCCGACGTTACCGCCGTTTTGAAAAGTAAATATAGCGCTGTCAGAATTGTTATAAATTCTTAGTGCATTAGCATCGCCTGACCCGGTGCCATCGTAGCCAAGCTTCATGGCGAAGCCGCCGTCATTTTCATAAAAAGCGATACCGTTTTGCTGACCACTACTACTTGATCCCACAATTAGGTTTAGTATATTTTCTTGTTCTGTTGATGTAGGCACAAAAGCGTCACCTAATGTAATTTTACCGTTGACTTGCAGTTTAGCCGCAGGGGTAGTGGTTCCGATACCGACGTTGCCACCTGTAAATACGTGGTAAGGCATTGGAGAACTAGTTCCAATATCGTATTGCATGTAGCCTGAATTGTTTTGACCTATAAAACCATAATCGCCCCCTGTTACATCACCATTAATGGCGTCATAATAAGTCCCCGCATTACCTGTGCCTGAGTTAGTTATAAACCAAGCCGTATATCCCGACCCAGTTCCTTGTAATTTTGCCGTGTTGCCTGATATATGCAACTTTTCAGTAGGATTAGTCGTTCCGATACCTACGTTACCGTTTTCTTGAATTGTTAACACTTCTCCACTTCCACCTCCTGCGTAAAATCTAAATTTAGTGTTATCAAATCTAAACGTTACAGGGTTAGTAGTGGTAGTTGATTGTTCAATCTTCCATCCGTGACTGCCTACGGTTAATGCTCTAGAACCTATGGTGCCGTTCACGTTGCAATGAGCTAACTGTGTAGTTCCAGAAGGATCTAAGTAAAAGTTAGTATCGTCTGAATCATAGAATATTGGTGCTCTAGATGAACCTGGAGACAATGTATAAGAACTATGAACTTCAAACTCAACATTATTGTCGCAACGAAGCTCTAACGG